TGTTTCTATGATGCGTGGTATTATGGATCTAGCTAAGACTGATACTCCTAGTGCTTCAATGGGCATGCCAGGAATGGATCCTATGATGAAAGCATTAGGCGATGTCGATATGGACGGTGATCATGATATGAAAGATCACGATCTAGAGCAACCGGATGACGGCCCTTTAACTGCTGAGCCTGCAAATATTGATGATAGCGGTTCAGACGAATTAGCTGACATCATTAAAAAGATTCGTACAGGCGAGCCAGTAAAAATCTCCACAGACATGCCAGTTAAAGTTACTAGTGACGAGCCGATCAAAGGCAGCACAACTGACAAGCTGAATGCACGTGATAACGGCAAACCAGAAGATGAAGGTTACGATAATACACCTGATCCAAAAACTCGTGATTACAACCCTAACGACTTTGCACACGTTGTAAACAAGGTCCGTGATTTTGATTATACACCCCCGAACAGTGGCTCTAATCCAATGCCCGATCCTAACGAGAAAAAGAAGGAAGAGACTGCTAGCCCAATGGCGGCATTTGAATCTAAGCTAATGGATGATTATAAAAAGTTTGTTGCAGAAGGTCCAAAACCTGAAGACGTTCCTGCGTTTATCCGTAAGTCAAAAGAGCCCGGCAAGGCCGCTAATAAAGAAGCTAACGACAAACGAAACGAAAGGGTTGGTGCTAAAGTTTTCTCTAGCCCAAGAAAGTAATCCATATTGGATTAACCAAATAGCCTCTTAGGAGGCTATTTTTTTCGGTAAATATTTACATGTCAGCTAACAAATACGATAATTTAATCAAGAAGCCTTATTCTACACAGAAATGGACAGAACAGGACATTGAAGATCTAATGAAATGCACTGATGCAGTAATAGGGCCTCATTATTTTCTTGACAATTTCTTCTACATACAACATCCTGTTAAAGGTAAAATGAAGTATGTGCCGTTTGAATATCAGCGAAGATTAATTGACAGTTATCATGATCATCGATTTAACGTAAATTTATTACCGCGTCAAACAGGCAAAACTACCACGGCGGCAGGCTATCTGTTATGGTACGCTATGTTCATTCCTGATGCAACTATTTTAGTTGCGGCACACAAGTACACTGGTGCTCAGGAAATTATGTCGCGTATTCGTTATGCATATGAATTATGTCCCGATCATATTCGTTGTGGTGTAAAAAGTTACAATAAACAAAGTATTGAATTTGACAACGGTTCGCGTATTATTGCACAGACAACTACCCCTACTACAGGTCGAGGTTTGTCATTATCATTACTATATGCAGACGAGTTTGCGTTCGTTGAACCTAACATTGCCACAGAATTCTGGACATCTATTAGTCCTACCCTAGCTACTGGTGGTAAAGCGATTATTACTTCTACACCTAACTCAGACGAAGATCAGTTTGCACAGATCTGGAAAGAAGCAAACAAGAAGTTTGACGAGTACGGAAACGAACAAGAAGTTGGCCGCAACGGATTCTTCCCCTTTAGAGCATTTTGGAGAGAGCATCCGGACAGAGACCAAGAGTGGGCAGAGACCGAACGGTCACGTATTGGTGATGAAAGATTCCGTCGAGAACACGATTGCGAATTCTTGATTTTTGACGAAACACTGATTAACAGTATTACATTATCTGATTTAGAAGGTGTTGAACCAATCATGAAAATGGGTCAGGTAAGGTGGTACAAGAAAATAGATCCTAACAGTATCTATGTTGTGTCGCTTGATCCGAGCCTGGGCACGGGCGGAGATTATGCAGCACTTCAGATATTTGAAGTACCTAGTTTTGAGCAAGCGGGCGAGTGGAATCACAATACCACGCCAGTTCAACAGCAGGTTAGGATTATGCGGGATATCTGTAGGCACATTGATAGTGAATGCTCAAAGAGCGAAAATAGAGGACAGATCTATTATTCAGTGGAAAACAACACCGTCGGAGAAGCTGCTCTAGTTGCAATTAACGAAATGGGTGAAGAAACCATACCTGGAATGTTTATGAGCGAGCCTATTAAGAAAGGGCACGTAAGACGCTTCCGCAGAGGTTTTAACACTACAAATGTAAGTAAAATATCCGCATGTGCAAAACTCAAGCAATTAGTTGAGCAAAAACGGTTAAAAATTAAAAGCAAAGCCCTAATCAGCGAGCTTAAAACCTACATTGCACACGGTGTTAGCTTTGAAGCAAAAGTAAATGAGCACGACGATCTAGTGTCTTCTACCCTGCTAGCAGTGCGGATGATCAGCCAGTTAGGTGACTGGGATCCTACAGTATACGATCGAATGGTAGAAGATAGGGCAATGGATGACGTTGACCTACCCATGCCGATCTTTGTATCACATTATTAATAAATACGCTAATATGAATATCATCGAATTTATTGCACAAGACGTCTTTGACAAAGTACGCGGCCGTTTCACTAACGTTGAAATGGGTGACGCCGAGGGCACGATAACCACCGCACCAAAAGATGCACGATTTTTTGACTTTGATTTTGTCATCGAAGGCAACAATCTAGGTCGTGTTAGTGTTTCAATTAACGAATTAGGCAGCTTAAAAGTTTTCTACAGTCAGGGTATTACTGAAGACGTAGACACAGTTACACTCAATGAGTGGTACGAATTTTTAAGAGAAATGCGTTATTTTGCCAAACGTAGAATGCTACGATTTGACACTAGAGACATTACAAAAAGCAATTTAAACAAGAATGATTTTCAATATCTTGCACAAACAGGAACGAAGGAAAACAATATGAACGAGTCTGCAATGATTGGTAGAGGTCCGAAGACCAGCATGAGAAAACTAGAAAACACTAGACTGATTGTACGTCACTCTAAGGTAGTTGACGAAACACAGAAGGGTGCAAGAAGTAGAAATATTAATTCTCTATATATTGAAAACTCCGACGGCGAGCGTTTCAAATATCCTTTTATCCACTTAGCTGGTGCAAAGGCAATGCAACGTCACGTTTCAAACGGCGGCCGTCCTTACGATGATGCAGGTAAGGAAATTATTTCTCTAAGTGAAAAAGTAAGCCAGTTAGTGGCATTCAAGAGACACGTTGGTCACCATGACGGTATGAATCAAGAAGTAAATGAAATTCTTGAACGTAGTCAAATGAAGCTAGAACAACTTCGCAAAGTGATTGAAGGTTTAGGCGGACAGAAATTTTATGAATCTTGGGTAGAATCTCTTCAACCGTCTAATGAAGATGACGGCTTTGTGCTAGATCAGGCCACTATGGAAGACTACAAGAGCAAGTTTACAGTTAAGAATTTTAAAGAAGACTTGGCACAATACTTTCCACTAATCCACAAAATTATGCAAGAGACAAGCGAAATTGATCTCGAAAGTTTGGGAGAAGTTGAAGAAGATATTAGCGAAGAAGTAACCCCAGTTGACGACTTTGCTGCATTCGAGTCTTGGGCAACTTCTGTATCTGAAGGCACATTAGAACCAGATACTATCATGGCATTAAAAGATTTATTAGATAGCGGATTAACATTTGGTGGCCCGGATGCTACTGGTGCAATTGAAGCTCTGCAAGGTATTGGTGTGTTCAATGATGCACTTGAAAATGCACTAACAGCATCTGCCCAATTAAATCCAGAAGGCGATCCTAAAGAAACAATTATGTCGTGGTTAATGAAAGATGACCCTGAAGCTGCACAAGAACTAGGCGGCGAGCAGCCCGCTGCCGAGCCAGCACCTGCACCAGCGGAGATGCCACCAGCTGCACCTCCAGCAGAGATGCCCCCAGCAGAAGCTCCAGTAGCAGAAGGTTCGGCACATGGATGGAATGTAGTACGTGCTAACGAAAAATCAGGGCAATTAAAAATTACTAAGTGGCTACGTAAAGAAGCAGGACTACCAAAAGATGCTCCTGTATACTTTGACGATGCTGATCTAGTATACGGCGAAAAAACTATTGTACCCGGTGCATTAGTAAATCCTAAGTTAAAGATGAGTGATTTGTTAACTGCACTAACCCAGGCAGCACAGTCAGCACCCGAAGAAGGTGAAGACATGGAAAATCAAGAAAGCAAGCCAGAAGGTCATCGTCCGTCAATGAAAGAAATTGTCGAGTTCATTAAACCTTTCTATAACAAACATGCCCAAGAACAAGGGCTTGGCGAATGGCGTAAAGGTCCTACTGAATTAGGCATCATGGCTGGTAAGCAGTTTGGCGATCATGTTGGAAAACTTGTAGAAAAGTATGTTGAAGAAATGCAGGCAAAAACCGAAGCAATGCGTAGTCAACAAGAATCTACTATGCAGTTTGAAGCTATCAAAAAATTAGCAGGTCTTTCAAGAATTTAAGTCACAGCAACCTCAACAGATAATTAATTGATTAGCTAATGAGGTTGCAATGTTAAAAAAAATCGAAACGTTTGAATACGATTTCCAGGGTGATTTATTCATCGATATTGGTGGAAATGTAGGTATGTGGTCGTCGCAGTTATACGATGATTACTCTAAAATTATATTTGTTGAGCCGTCGTCTGAAGCATTAGATGCTGCAAAAACCAAAATAAATGATCAACAGAACAAGGTAAAATTCTTAAAGAATATTTGTTCAAACGAGTTAGATCAGGTAAAATCAATTTCTACTCCTTCTGCAGATTCAGGACAATTTACAGTATTTGGTAAAGACTTATACGAAAATGTTGACCGAACAGAAGAAGGAATTAAAACCATAACCCTTGACAGTTTAGTGTCCGAAGCAACTGTTGGTGACAAGATTCTTATAAAGATCGACACCGAAGGTAGTGATCTGGATGTTATTCTAGGCGGTAAAGAATTCATTCAAAAGTTCAAGCCAACACTGGCAATTGAGTTCCATTTTCACATGTATTTCGACGAAGGCAAGTACGAAGAAGTGGTAAATTTCTTAAATGATCAAGGCTACGTAGTAACTGAAAACAAGTTTCCAGGATACCGAGGCGAGCCAGATCGTATATTCGATGGTAAACATAATGGACTAGAAATGTACGATATGCACTATCACGTTTTGGCAGAACCGACATAAAAAATCTCCATTAGGGGTTGTAATGATAAATAAGACTGTGTATACTTTACGTATGCACAGTTTTTCTTTTTAGTCAGTGGGCTTTAAAGAAGAGGCATAATAAATCAACATTAAGGAAAAACATTATGGCAACGTTAGCAGAAATTAGAGCAAAACTTCAAGCATCATCTCAACAAAACACTGGTGGCTCGTCCGGTGGAGACAACGCAATTTACCCCCATTGGAACATCGCAGAAGGACAAACCGCAACGGTTCGTTTCTTGCCTGACGCTGACCCAAACAACACTTTCTTCTGGATTGAACGTGCAATGATCAAGTTGCCTTTCGCCGGGGTGAAAGGTGAAGCCAATTCCAAGCCCGTGACTGTGCAAGTTCCTTGTATGGAAATGTGGGGCGAGACATGTCCAATTCTTACTGAGGTTCGTCCTTGGTTCAAAGACAAGTCGTTGGAGGATATGGGTCGTAAGTACTGGAAGAAAAAGTCATACCTGTTCCAAGGTTATGTGGTTGATAGCCAGTACAAGGAAGATGGTAAGACTCCTGAGAATCCAATTCGCAGATTCATTATCGGTAGTCAAATCTTTAACATTATCAAGGCAGCTTTGCTAGATCCTGATATGGAAGAATTGCCAACTGACACACTTCGTGGTGTGGACTTCCGCATTGTTAAAACTAGCAAGGGCGGATATGCAGACTACTCTACATCGCAGTGGGCTCGTCGTGAACGTGCTCTAAGTGACACAGAGCAGGCAGCTTTGACACAATACGGTGCGTTTGACTTGAAGTCATTCTTGCCTAAAAAGCCAGGAGATGTTGAACTCAAGGTCATGAAAGAAATGTTTGAAGCCTCAGTAGACGGTGAAGCATTTGACATGGAACGTTGGGGTCAATACTTCAAGCCAGCAGGTTATGGCGGTCGTGACAATGCTTCAGGCACAGCATCAGCTGCCCCGGCTGCTCGTCCAGTAGCGGCAGCACCTGCGGCTACTACTTCAGTAGCAGAAGAAGCAGCACCTTGGGATGAAGAAGTTGCTACCGCAGAAAAGTCATTTACTCCTGCACCAACTGCACCAGCAGGTGGAAGCGAAGCAAGTTCACGAGCTCAAGATATCTTAGCTAAGATTAAAGCACGTAACGCAACCGCTTAATTTAGGAGATCATAATGGCAAAATCATTTGATATTTCTAAGTTTCGCAAGTCTATTACTAAGTCTATTGAAGGCTTGGGCATCGGCTTTAACGATCCTACTGACTGGATTTCAACTGGCAACTTTGCTCTTAACTACTTGATCTCGGGGGACTTTAATAAAGGGGTCCCCCTTGGTAAAGTCACTGTTTTCGCAGGCGAAAGCGGTGCAGGTAAGAGTTATATTTGTTCAGGTAACATTATTAAGAACGCACAAGAACAGGGCATGTACGTTATCCTAGTTGATAGCGAAAATGCTCTCGATGAAGCATGGTTACATGCATTGGGTGTTGATACTTCAGAACAAAAACTTCTGAAACTTAACATGGCTATGATTGACGACGTGGCAAAAACCATTAGTGAATTCATGAAAGAATACAAACAACTGCCTTCGGATGAACGTCCAAAGATTTTGTTTGTTATCGATTCATTGGGCATGTTATTGACTCCAACTGACGTAAATCAGTTCGAAGCAGGCGAAATGAAAGGTGATATGGGTCGTAAACCTAAAGCACTTACATCACTTGTTCGTAATTGTGTTAACATGTTTGGTAGCTATAACGTTGGATTGGTTTGTACTAATCACACATACGCTTCACAAGATATGTTTGACCCTGATGACAAAATCAGTGGCGGTCAAGGATTCATTTATGCCAGCTCTATCGTAGTTGCTATGCGTAAATTGAAACTGAAAACAGATGCTGATGGTAATAAGACTACAACAGTTAACGGTATCCGTTCTGCTTGTAAGATTATGAAAACTCGATATTCGAAACCATTCGAATCAGTTCAAGTTGAGATTCCGTATGCAACAGGTATGGCACCAACGTCCGGATTAGTGGACTTATTTGAAGCTAAAAACGTTTTGACAAAAAGCGGAAATAAGCTACAATATATAAGTAAAGAAACTGGCGAAGTTCATTCTTTTTTCCGAAAAGGTTGGACTGAAGACAAGTTAAAAATTATTATGGATGAATGGGACGAAGCTGCAATGGAAGTTGCCGCAGTAGTTGCCGAAGATACTGAGGAAGCATAATGGAAGAAGCATTGATTATGGAGGTATGGGATACCTCCCGAGAATATATCCCAGATAAAAACAAGGAATTGGCTGCTCATCAGTACGTTGATTTCTTGTTAGGTAAGGATGTTGAAGTCGCCGCTCTCGAAGCCCTTATGGGATATGATCCTCATCTAGATATTGCTGTTAAGGCAGTAGTTGATGAAGAAAAAGAATTCGAAGACGAAGAAGACGACGGTTATTCCCAAGAAGACGAGGACTATTAATGAACTGGTACAGCAAAGTAAGCAATGATATTGCTCACTTACCAGGCTGTATCGATCATTACTATTCCGAATTAGAACAGGCAAGGAGCGAGGTTAAAGTCTATGGCAACATAGAAAAAGCCTCCGCTGCCTTACCGGGAATTGTAGCACATCGATTTAATCAACTTCAAGAAATTGAAGGTATCTTGGAATACCTGAACATTGAGCTCCGCAGAATTAGATCAAAGACTTTCAAAAAATATTTAGAAAACTATCAAAGAGCGTTAAGTTCGAGAGACGTTGAAAAGTATGTCGATGGTGAAGCAGATGTTGTTGATATGGAAAAGATCATCAACGAATTTGCACTCTTGCGTAATCAATGGTTAGGTATTATCAAGGGATTAGACATAAAACAGTGGCAAGTTAGTAACATTATTAAACTCCGTACCGCTGGTATGGAAGACGTATCGATATAAAATGAAACTCTATATTGAAGATCTCATCTGTAGGCTCGGTAACACCGGCAGCTATCTATTTTCTAATCCAATCTCTCTATGGGCAATGGATGAGAAAGTGGTACACAGTCTTGCAGCCAATCCATCAGCTGGACGAGGCTTCACTGAAAAGCAACGTTCACTGGTTTTACGTCTTTGTAAAAAATATCAAGGACAACTAACTGCTGACCTCGGCGTTGCGGTCACAGTGGCACTTGATACTCCTGAGTTCAAATTCAACTTGGTTGAACCTACACTTCAAGAAAAATCCATTAAAATAGAAGGGAAGGAAATTTTGGTAAAATTTCCATTTTCTGAGGAAATTGTTGAAAAAATTAGAAAATTCAAATCAGAAGTAAAAGTTAAAACGGTGGAGTGGAACAGTGACTCTAAGGCATGGAAGTTTGCTTTAGAAGAAAATAACGTGTTGTGGATCACTCAGAATATCCTAAATGACAGTTTTGCAGTAGATCCTGAATTTCTTGAATTTTCTGGTCAAATTTCCGAAATTCTTGAAAATATGGAAAACTATGTGCCTACGGTGGCTTACGAGAATAACCAGTACCTGTTCAAGAATGTATATCGAACAGTACCACAACCTACATCCGATGATCTAATTGAGACACTGTTACTGGCCAAGCACTACGGCATTAGTACATGGGACGAAACTGTTGAAAATCTGATAAAAAATGCAAATTTTTCACCAGTTCTGACATCGTTTTTAGAAGAATCGACATCGAATAAGCCGGAATTTGACGTCAATGAAAATAGTATTGATCAGTTTACTGAGCTGTTCAAACATAATGTTCCCGCATTGATCATTATTCCAGGATACGGTGAATTCTTTACTTTAAAAACATGGACGACTTGGTTAAAATCTCAAGGATTTAACGAAAAAGACATCAGTGTATTGTTTAGACTAAGCAGTGACACGGGTGGTATGTTTAACGAATTAGTAAAACAGAACAACTTAAACAACCCTATTGATGAAAACACTAAAATTGTATTTGTCAGTCAAAAGATTCCTAAACCATTGATTAAAAGTGGCATAGAATTTAAACTAATTGTAAATCTAGGAAGTCTGTCAGGTGTTCACTATAGTGTTTCTACATACTTAGATGGCAGGGCAGATGTGATCAGATATACAGATAAAACTAAATCAGGGTACCAGTTTGGCCTATTGTAAAATTATAATCAAGGACGAAGTCAATGTAAAAATTGAAAATCTAGACCTTGACACTCGTAAAAAACTGGTCACAAAATTCAAATATTTTGACCAGAAAGCTCGTTACTTACCTGCTTATAAATTAGGCCGGTGGGACGGCTGCACTAGCTTCTTTGGGCTTGGTGGCACTACCTATATGAGTATGTTGCCTGACGTTATTGAAGAATTGGTGCATCAAGGTTATGACCCTGTACTGGAAGATCATCGTGTTCCTATGGCTTTGAGTTTTGATCTAGTTGCTGAAGATTTTTGGGGTGATCAAACATGGCCTGAAGGTCATAGATTTGCCGGAGAAAAGATTAGACTTCGTGATGATCAAGTTGTAGTAGTTAATAAGTTTCTAGAAAATCCACAATGTATTCAAGAAATTGCCACAGGTTTTGGTAAGACAATTACCACTGCTACATTGGCAAAAATCTGTGAGAAATATGGTCGAACTGTGACCATTGTACCCAACAAGTCATTGGTAGAACAAACTGAAGAAGACTTTATTAACTGCGGATTAGACGTAGGTGTTTACTACGGAGATAGAAAAAATCTCGATAAGACACATACTATTTGTACTTGGCAAAGTCTTAATATTCTCGATAAAAGATCTAAGAATACTACCGACGAGGAGTTACTAACACTGGCAGAATTACTTGAAGGTGTCCAAACAGTTATGGTTGACGAAGTTCACATGGCCAAGGCAGAAGTGTTGAAAAAACTGTTAACCAACAATCTTGCCAACGCACCGATTCGTTGGGGATTGACAGGAACTGTGCCTAAGGAAGATATTGATTTCCAAAACATTAAATGTGCATTGGGTGAAGTAGTACACACAGTTAAAGCACATACCCTGCAAGAAGCAGGGGTACTAAGTACCTGTCATGTAAATGTTATCCAGACTGCTGAGTGGAAAGAATTTGGCAGTTATCCCGAAGAACTAAAGTATCTAGTAACTGATGAAGATCGAGTTGCATGGATCAGTAAATTAGTGGCAGGAATTGCAGAAAGTGGAAATACACTAGTACTGGTTGACAGGATTGAAACAGGACGTATAATAGTAGACAACATCCCGGATAGTGTCTTTATCTCGGGCGAAGTAAAAACTAAAGACCGGAAGACTGAGTATGACGAAGTTAGAACTGCTGATAAAAAGATTATTGTGGCGACTTATGGTGTGGCCGCTGTGGGTCTTAATATCCCTCGTATTTTTAATCTGGTTATGGTGGAGTCCGGAAAGAGCTTTACAAGGGTTATCCAAAGTATTGGACGAGGCATTAGAAAAGCAGACGACAAAGACTTCGTACAAATCTGGGATATTACAGCGTCAACGAAGTATGCGAAGAGACACCTTACTGAACGAAAGAAGTTCTACAAAGACGCCAAGTATCCGTTCACAATTGAAAAGGTAAAATATTAATGCAAATTCTCACACTTGATAATAAGATTTATCATCTAAACGACCTACCAGATGAGGTTGATGAAGATCTCAGATTCAGTGTTATGGACAATAGCGATCCACAAAATCCTGACTATTTTTATATTCCCTTAATTTTCTTAGAAAGTTTTACAGCCCCGGCGGCTGTGCTTAAGGTAGGACCATACACTGTAAATATGCCACTAGATTGGTGTACCATTGTAGGGGATCCTGAAGGACCCGATATGGAAATTATTCCATTAACTAGTTTAAATGATCGCGGCTTTAGAACATTTATTTTCAATCCATTAAGTTCATTTAGGCCCGAGTTTTACGACATTGATATTGTTGATGTGTATCAAGATGTCCGTTGGTATTTTCCTAAAATGAAGCCCGGACAACTGTTGTGTACTCCATTAAACAATGACCCTCAACCGCCGTGTGCTTATTTTGTTAAAGAAGTTAGCCGACAAAGCGAACTAGTAGATTATTCAAGGTGCTGGTAATATGCAAATTAAATTTAGTAATCATGATGTAGGTGGTGAAGTTGTTAAGGACAACGAAACTTATCTATTAAAAGACAATAAAACTCTAAAAAATCTAGTATTAAGTTCCACTAAATTGTACAGGGGACAAGCTACTAGAGGTCACAACCATGCTGGGCAAGAAGAAGTGTATTTCTTTGTTCAAGGCACAGGTATGATGATAGTAGACGAAGAAAAATTTAGAGTTAGTGCAGGTGATATTGTATTAATTCCAGATGGGGCATTTCATCGAGTGATTAACGACGGTGAAATGAATTTGGTTTTTAACTGTGTGTTTGACGGCACAAGGAATCATTGATGGGCTCACTTACTCCGAACGTTAAGTTAATTTACGAACGAGTAGGTGATACTGTGTATGCTCGCCGAGAAGGCGAAACCGAAAGGACAGTTGTGGGATATGATTATAAACGTGACCCATTAGATCATAGGAATTACATGAGTAGTCCCAATGAATCACAGCTATGGCACGACATTAGACAAGCGGCATTGGATAATAAAGAATTGGAACATGCCCTAGAACGTGTTAAAATATTATATTATCTAAGCAAAGACAAACAATACAACGTTCCTCATCATCCGGTATAAACATGGCAGCAAAACTAGACATTGGCAGAGAATTAGCAGCGGTAAATCGTAGAGATCATGACTTTTATAAGAACCTAACTGACGAAGAAAAGAAAGTTTTTAGTCCTTATATTTTAATGAGGTATGTGAGCAATCCGCAGGTCGATCCTGAAACATATCAGTTCATTCTCGAGCGAGTCAATGATCTAGTCAACATCAATCACTGGACTTTGAGTAAAGGACATAAGCAACTTCTTTGGCAATTATTTGCCAGTTGCGGAGTTGGAATGCCAGTAAAATACACTTACCTAAAGTCTGGCACTAAAGGCAAAGCAAATAAAATTGAGAAACTTCTTGAAGAATTATATCCTGCAATGAAGCTGAGCGATATCAAAGTGTTAGCATCATTGATGGACGATAAAGACAAACAAGAATTGTTTGACAAAATGGGGTTTGACAAGAAACAACGGAAAGAATACGAGTGATGGAGTTAGTTGAACAGCCTTTTACCTGTGTACATTGTAACAAGAGTTTCATGCAAGAGAAGACTCTGGTTGCTCACATGTGTGAACGAAAACGACGAGTACTACAAAAGGACGAAAAACGAGTCCAGATGGGTTTCTTTGCCTACAACAGATTTTATCAACTTACTCAGGCTGCAAAAAAACAAAAACCCTACAGCGATTTTTGTAAAAGTGCATACTACAATGCCTTTGTAAAATTTGGCAGCTTTATTAATAATGTAAATCCGTTATACCCTGAAAGATTTATTGACTATGTGGTCAAGAGCGGAATTAAACTTGACCATTGGTGTAGAGATGATCTGTATGACAAATATCTAAGCGAGCTGATCAAAGTAGAGCCTGTAGAAAGTGCTATTGAAAGAAGCTTGCAATATATGATGGAATGGGGTGAAGAGCAGAATGCAAATTTTGCACATTACTTTAAGTATGTAAATGCAAATCGTGCAGTACATCATATTAGAGATGGAAAAGTTAGTCCGTGGCTAGTTTTAAATTCCGGAAGCGGAGTTGAACTGATGAGAACATTTAATGACGAACAATTAGAAATGATTAATCAAACGTTGGATTTATCTTTTTGGTCAAAGAAATTTAGAGACTGCCCTGCCGACGTAGCATTTGTAAAAGAGATTTGTAAGGAGACCGGAATTGCCTGATATTGATATAGATTTCTTAAATCGTTCAAATGTGTTGGATGTAATTCAACATGTGCCGGCTTGTCTCGAAGATGGGAAGAAACATAACACAGGTGCTTATTGTCATGCAATTCCTGTTAACCCATTAACAGGTAATGCCAGTATCAATTATAAAGAAGCAGAAGCCCGAGGTTATTTTAAAATTGACTTCTTGAATGTTAGTGCATATGAAGGTGTCCGTAGTGAAGAACATCTTAAAGAATTGTTAGCTGCTGAGCCGCTTTGGGATTTATTAGAAGATCAATCAGTATGTGATCAATTGTTTCACATCAACGGTTATCATCAATTAGTTGCAAAGTTAAAGCCTAGGAGCATTGAAGAATTATCCATGTTCCTTGCTCTTCTCCGTCCGGGTAAAAAACATCTCATCCCAGTATGCGAGAAAGAAGGTTTCCAGGGTATCCAACAAGAGATATGGACTAAAACGGATGATGCTTATTTCTTTAAGAAGGCTCATGCTGTTGCTTATGCT